CGCTGAAACCCACTGGATAGCATCCAGCATGACCTTAAGTCATTTTAGGTCATGTTACACTTCCTAATCTATAACCTCAAAAGGAAACGGATTAGGTCGTGGACTGCTCCAAGTACGAACCTTTCTCATCTCATACTTCCCTGTGGGACGTATAAGACTTGTTAGGTCGGGGACATCCCCGAGTACAGAAAGCCGATGGATGTACGATCCAATACCTCCTCTGTAACGTATAACTTTGGGAACCAATTGATGGGACCCCGAACCATAAGTTACAAGAGAAGATGTGGAACCGTAATCACGGCCACCCCATAGCTGAGTTGGGACCTGGTCCCTCCCGAAAGTCCAGATGGACTCTAAAGAAGGACATAGAATCCCATGTTCACCTTCCTTATCACACCACCAGCGGATTTTATTGAGAACCTCAATAAGATCAATCAATGTTGTAATAGGTCGGCGAACATAGAATGGGGTGATATCAAGACCATTGATAAAGTGGCCTCCACAACTCTCACGGAACGGACCGGAGACGAAAGATTTCTCGATATTTGTCGAGAATCCCAAGAATCCGAGTACGTCTATGAGAGAAGTAGCAAGTGCAGTAGGTGCGATAATATCGTCGCCATACACACTTATGATACCCGAAATGCCTTCAAAATAGGCAACTGTTCGAGCAATCGAGTAAAAGAGTAAACTCTCCAACTCGAATGTAAAACCGTTTCCCATTGAGGAGAACATTTCGTTTGTATGTTCATACCCGTCAATATTCGTAATAGGTGATCTAAGATCACTTAATAACGTATACCAACAGATGGGTAGCACCTCAAGACAAAGCATCGTAGTGATAGAATCACTAGCAGACGCTAAGTCAAGAGTACATAGATCCCCAGTTAGGGATCCATGTTGGGCCAGCAAACGGTTGCGAGATTGATCACGAAGATCAATACCACACCGTTTAAGACGAGATCTAATAAAAGATCCAATCCCACGCTGCATGAACATATTAAGATCAGGTTCCTTAGCGGCAACCCGATCAATCTCAGCGTTCTTTGGGACAGTAAACACGAGATTTCCAGGAACCTCCGATATGGAAATATTTCCATAACGAATCCACACGGGAGCGTCAATTATAACGCTTATTCCGTGTGAGAGGGCCCTGGGTGTAACGTGTGCTTCACCCACGAACTTATAGGACGGATGTCCTACAGCTCTCATCCGACTAGTGGAAGCGCCACTGCTGAATCCGCCAAATATGGCATCATCAGGCGGTACCTCTCCTATGATCGAGATGACGATCGACTGTAGTTTGTTAATAAATGAACTCCAAGTTGTCCCTGGTAATAATAAGTACTCGGGATCAACAGTTAAAAGGCGTTCATTCGTAGACTGATTATTTGATTCAGCGCACATCCATTTAAAGATGGCACGCTGGCGCCTGATTTCAGGAGCATCAGTCTCACTAGAAACAAACTTCGAGAAACATTCAGCTTTAAGGTGATTGTAACTCGGTAGTTCCGGGAGCGTTTTCAATGCTTCTCGGAGCAACAGTTCGAAAGTTACTGGGACGCGAGTATTGGCGCACAATTGGCGCCGTCTCTGTTTCAACATACGGATAATCCTGTATGAGGGATCGAGGACGGTTCTGATTTACCAGAGCTCCGCCCCCGAGTACTAATATGACCAAGGTAGTACAGATTATAAGAATAACTGTAACACCGAAAGGCTGATTAGTAGACACCCTGCAGATCCACAAGCACGCCATGCGTGAGGGGATCAGCAGTATCGAGACAGGATTTCACCATACCTACAAGGTCGGTGCGTTCCTGAGTCGAAGATGTAGGGTCATAGTCGAAAGTAGCGGAAAACCGCGACGTTCGTACAACGACCGGGGTGGAAACCCCATTCACCGTTTGAGTTTGAACAACGGGAATCGTCATCTTGACAGTCGCTTTATAACGACCATCGGGTGTCGTACGGAGACTGATTGAGAATAGTTTATTCCCAATCGGAATACCCGTGCTCTCGACCAAGGTGGCAACACCATTTACAATGTCCCGAGGGACAAAGATGTGCTCCACTGGAGTCGGGGAAGTCCTATCTAGAACAGATAGGTTCTGCAGTTGTGGCATTTTGCTACACCTGTGTGAGTGGGATCCGTGATTCTACCACAGCCCGGTTAAAGAATAAGTGCAAGTTATCTTGCACTTAGCCAGAGAGCACCAGCATTTGCTATATGCTGGTATGAAAGAGGACTTTTGGCAAAGAAGGAAGGGTCCGGAAAGGATCCCAATATTTGCCGCGAGAACTTCTTCCCTTCGGCTTTAGCAATAGCTTCAGCTGAAGGATCGACGTACTCGAAATAGGACGGAGTAATAGGTCCACCTTTCAATTGTTGGGTGGATTTACTATTAACTGTCCTAGATACAGTCCCCGAGTGAAACGATAATCCTGTAGATGCCGAATAGGCAGACAGGACCTGGCCGATTGGGATACCCCAATCAATAAGGAAACTATAAGGGAGAAGTTCCCAAGCGATCCCAAGAGGGTCTAAAAGACCCAAACGGGAAAGATTGTAAACACCCTCGTTATACACAGAAGCGTATAATACGACCTTAACGTGTTCCGTGGACTCATGCGCAAACCCAACATCATTAGATGCTTGGAAAGAGTCAGAGCCACGACCTACAGATTTTATAAGAGGATTCTTATAAATAGTAGGAACGAAGTCGTATAGTTCCTTAGCGTCTCGCATAAGAGGTTTAATTCCATATTGATATTGCAAATATCTATTCGCAATAGCCTTAGAGATAGAACCTCCAATGACGGTATCATACAGGAGCTTACCATTAAGATCATGAAATGATCTCCAGATGTTAAGCAAATCCCGAAGGATACTAGCGAGCTCGGAGAATGTCTTATGAGCTTCTAAAAGGGAAAGCCCTAAAGAAGCATCGTTGCCACGTAGCCCATTAAGGGCAGAAGTGACAGCTTTACCATAAGCATCAGATGAGGGATTATTCCAGAATTTTCCCATACGGGTATCTTCTGAAAGAGCTCCCCAGTCGTACCCAATGTTAGTGAATTCCCGCGTGGTTTGACCCGCGGGACCTTCCCAACCATTGGATATATAATTGACTGAAAGATTTCCAGGATCAAGAATTTCGATAGATCGAAAATATTGATTTGGATTTCTCCATCCCGAGGCAGACACCGGACTTATTGAATAGCCGGTGCGAGCACGATTGCCAGTCAGAAAAGTAGTGGAACCGTTAGCAGTTATCCAGTCTCCTGGAGACCACCAAGGGTAACGGTAACGGTAACCGAAGTTACGCGTTTCCCATCGAGACGCAACACCGTATGCTTCCGAGAAATCAGACGGCATTACGAAACCTCCCTTCCTAAGCTGATCGTTTATGCTTAAGCGATTTAGTAAAGGAATGCTCCCTCACTAAGAGGAAATCCGGCGTCAAAACCGGCCGTAGCCAGTGAAACGCGATAAGCGTGGATCTCCTACGGATAACTCCCTCCAGTCGCAAGACTGGGG